GAAGGTGGCATTCGGATTCGTTGGAGGTAATTAGGTGGGTACTACTGTCTTTAATTCGACCAAGGTAGATACCACCAAGCAACCTATGTTCTTCGGAGCACCACTAGGTATGCAACAGTATATTGAGTTTAAGTATCCTGATTTTGATAGACTAACTCAATCACAGTTAGGATATTTCTGGAGACCAGAAGAGGTTTCACTACAGAAAGACAGAGCAGATTACAAAACATTAAACGAACAACAGAAACACATATATACAAGTAACCTCAAGTATCAGATCCTTCTTGACTCTGTGCAGGGAAGAGGACCAGGCATGGCATTTAAACCATACTGTTCTCTACCTGAGTTGGAGGGATGCATGAGTGTATGGGAATTCATGGAGGGGATACACTCCAGATCTTATACCCATATTATTAAAAATGTTTACGCTGATCCAAGCGAAGTGCTTGACACAACGTTGGATGACGCTAAGATAATAACAAGAGCACAGTCTGTTACCAGAGCTTACGATGATTTCATCGACACAGCACAAGAATGGGCAGTTGGTAACATGTGGAAGGATGGATACAAACAATCCCCCACAGCAACATGGACTCTACATGACATTAAAAGGAGACTTTACAGAGCAGTAATCAATGTTAACATTCTCGAAGGTATTAGATTCTACGTCTCGTTCGCTTGCAGTTTTGCGTTTGGTGAACTCAAACTTATGGAGGGATCCGCTAAGATTATCTCTCTCATCGCACGAGACGAAAGTCAACATCTTATCCTTACTCAAAAGATAATCCACAAGTGGAAGAAGGGTGATGACCCTGAGATGATTGAGATAGCAAGAGAAGAAGAGGAAAATGTAAGACAGATGTTCCTCAAGGCAGTTGATGAAGAAAAAGATTGGGCAAGATACCTTTTCGAAAAAGGATCTATGATTGGACTCAATGACAGACTATTATGTCAGTACATAGAGTGGATTGCTAATCGTAGAATGAAGTCCATAGGTCTTAAACCAGAGTTTGATATCTCTGCTAAGAACAATCCGTTACCGTGGACAAATCACTGGCTAAACAGCAAAGGTCAGCAGAATGCTCCTCAGGAAACTGAGATTGAGTCTTACGTTGTAGGAGGTATCAAACAAGATGTTAGTGAAGACACGTTTGCAGGATTTGAGCTCTAACTTAACCAACTGGTTTAGGAGCAAAATTTTTGAGAAGAAAACCATGGAAGAAACCCCGATACAGCGAGCACAGGACGATTTCCTCGCTGAGAGACCCGCATCGTGGTATTATGGACCACTTATCTTTCCTGAGATCTCTGAAGAGAGACCTCAGAAGAACAAAAGCAATGAGGTTACCAAAAGGGTTAAGAAACGAAAACAAAAGAAATAAATCTTAACTTGCTAAATAGTTGTGCATATGTTAGCATATGCATACGTTCATCTCCACAGGGAGACGCAAGTAAGCCGACTCGGAACGGATACGTTCATCATTATGTTCACACCAATCTTATTAGCCACAGCTCTTGCTTGTTCTGATGCCTCTGCATTAGCAGAAAGTATTCGGGTCAACAGGGATATAACCTCGGAAGAAAAGACTGAACTCATCGAAGTTCTGTCAAAGGATTGTTTGGAAGATACTGACGCAAAAGCCGACTGAAGGAACGGGGTCTTATCCACCCTACCTTTAGGTAAAGCCAATGACACAAGTCACATACAGAGGGGTACCATACAACCCCGAAGAGTACAAAGCAAAGGTACTCGCAGAAGCTACACAAGAACGTAACTTCGAACTCATGTACAGAGGAACAGCATTCACGAAAAAGCGTGTACCAGTTTCATAACCTGTACAATGATTCTAAAGGAGGGGTTGACACCCTCCTTTTTTTATGCCATACTATATTTGTTGAGTTGACGAACTTGACACGGGAGTGACTGAATAATCTTTCTGGCAAACGCTGGATAAGGTGATGAGACACAGGTGGTGCTGCTGCGAAAGCAGAATCGACTTACCAGTCGGGTCTCAGGCAGAAAGGATCTTACTACTGTAGTGATGCCCCTTTCTTGTTGGTAATACAGGAACCCAACCTCCCACCCTTTCTATATAATGAAGCGATTTAAAACAAATGAAAATCTTTCTAGACAGTAGCAACGTAGATGAAATTACGAAAGCAGTTGGTACTGGTCTTATTGATGGAGTAACAACTAATCCTTCCCTTATGCTTAAAGCAGGTGAGGATCCTACAGAGATACTCAAGCAAGTTTGTGATTTATTTTCATGGGATGCATCTGTTTCTGCTGAAGTGTCTGGAGACACCTCTGAAGAGATGCTAGACATGGCAGACGAGTATATTAATATCCATCCAAGCATTACTATTAAGGTACCTTGCAACGTTGCAGGTCTTTTAGCATGTAGGGATCTAAAGTCTGATGAGATATCAGTTAATGTAACTCTTATCTTCTCGGTAGCACAAGCAATCCTTGCTTCTAAAGCAGGTGCTAAGTATGTGTCACCGTTTGTAGGTAGAGTACAAGATAATAATTTTGATGGTGTCCAACTGGTTAGTGATATTGTAAAGACCTTTGAGACACACGAAAGAGATACACAGATCCTTGCAGCAAGTTTGAGGAATGTATATGATGTGTCGAAATGTTTCCAAGTTGGTGCAGACATCGTTACTATGCCACCTAAATTATTCTGGGGTATGTACAACCACATCTTAACCGAGAAAGGTTTACACATCTTTAATAAAGACTGGGAACAAGTCAAACAAATCATAAAAGAACGTGAAATATAAAGTACAATTTCATAAAGATATAAGTAGTCAAGGTGATTTCGGTCAGAGTGTCGTTCATGGATTAACTTTCCATGAAGAAGTCGTTACTGACAAGCGAGAGAATGTAGAAGAGATCGTTTACCTGAGACATGGTAAAGTGAAGATCACTTCTGTCGTAGAAGATCCCATCCAAAACAACTACAAAATCGGTAAAACAGGACATGAACTATGATGCAGTAAAGGAAATCGCCAGTGAACTAAAGGATCTAACTGACAGATTAAACCATGCACTAAAAGAGAATCCAAATGTATATGTCCATCCATGGGATGAACACACAAGGAAAACCACCTTAGGTTATGATGTTATCGACAACGATGGAGGGGAATGAGTCTATCAACTGACAAACTATTAGCAATTTACATGAAGGCAAAGCGTCCTTTCATAAAGTACAAACCACCCAGAAAAGCACATAATGTAGCACTCTATGGATAAGATTCCAGTACAAGATTGCATAGCGAAGGATCATTATGATCTGCCACCACAGGTAAGAGAAAAGATCTTATCTTTGATAGCAGACTCTGATGATCCTCCTCTTGATGATGGTACATCATTGATATCAAAGTATGACTTTGATTTTTCATTTGATTTTGATAGAGACTGGGTAGAAGTAATCAAACCATATCTTTTTAAAGCATTGACCAAGACTCTGGATGAACTAGGGTACTTGGATTTTTCTGTAGATCAGATATGGTATCAACAGTATGATAAAGGATCGAATCATGTCTGGCATATACATGGAAGACATTTCACTGGTGTATATTATCTTGAGTTCCCCGAAGGATCAGCACCTACTCAAGTTGTCTCTCCATATACTATGAAGGCAATGACATTAGATGATGCTAAGGAGGGTGATCTTATTGTATTCCCATCACACTGGACACATCGTGGCATGAAAAATACATCAGATCGCAAGACAATTATCTCTTATAATATTACTATACATAGATGTATACCTGAGGAACTTATACTATGAGACCACAGTCAGCGAAAGCAAAGGGAAGACTCTTTCAGCAGTGGGTGCGAGACCAACTGATAGAGCAGAGAAATATACACCCAGAGGATATAGAGTCTAGGAGTATGGGTGCAGGTGGTGAAGACTTAATAATGGCAAGGGATGCTAGACAAAAGTTCCCCTTTAGTATAGAATGTAAGAACCAAGAGAAACTTAATGTGTATGAAGCATACGCACAAGCAGAGGCAAACTCTGGAGACCATGAGCCAGTCCTATTCATGAAAAGGAATAGAAAGAAAGCTCTCGCTGTTGTTGACGCTGAATGGTTTATTAAAAATGTTTCTAGTTCCAATTGAGAGTTTCCATATCCCCGACTGGGACAAGTGGAAACCAAAAATTTTAAAAGAATTAAAGGGTGGTAGTACCCTAGCAACCATATCCTCCAGTGGTAGAACATCTTTTGATGATATGGAGTCAGATTTTTATGATAATAATAAGCGTGGAGTGCTACCAGATTACTATTACCTTGTTAAACAGGCATTAGAACCCGTTCTAGATGAGTTTCAGGAGGATTATCCAATACCATTGCGTATCATAAACATGTGGTACCAAGCTACTGCTAATGGAAAGATGCATGGGGTACATAATCATGGTCCTATAGGTGTGTCAGCAGTAATGTATGTTGACTTTGATCCTGAGATACATAAACCTACTACATTCTATTCACCCTTCCCAGATTATATTAATGGAGAAGTGATGGAGTTTGTACCTGATGCTAAGGAGGGTGACATAGTATTCTTTCCTAGTTTTGTACACCACTGTCAAGATCCTAATCAAAGTGGTAAGCAAAGGGTTGTTATATCAATGAACTTTGCAGGTAAAGGTCAAGGTATTCTTAGAGAACCAGAACCTATGGACATAATAAGAGGTCCAGCATGAGACTAGGTGTTATGTGTTCTGGGAACGGAACAAACTTCGAAAACATAGTTCGTACCTGTAGTCAGGATGAAGTTGTTGTGATGGTACACAACAAGAAGAAGTGTGGTGCTGCTAAGAGAGCAGTGAAGTTGGGGATACCCCATACTCAAATTAGTAGTAAGGATGAGCATCTCATCATTGATATTATGAGAGCATGGAAGGTTGATCTTATTGTCCTTGCAGGATGGATGAGAATAATAACACCCAAGTTAATTGATGCATTTCCTAATCAGATTATAAATTTACACCCATCAATGCTTCCAAAGTATAAAGGGTTACATGCAATAGAGAGAGCATTAGAGAGTGGTGATACTATGACTGGTGTTAGTGTACATTATGTCAATGAAGAACTAGATGGTGGTGAGATTATATTACAAGAAGAAGTACCTATTCTTCCTAAAGATACTATAGATACATTAACTAAAGCAATACAAAGAAAAGAATACTACTTACTACCAAAGGCAATATCTTATGTTAAGCAAAGGGTACCAGCATGAATTATAGAGATCGTTATGTAACAGTTGATCTAGAAGATGATGAGTTTACTAGGATCAAAGATGTAATAGGTACTCCAGAGTATGAAGAGACAGAGATAGATGGTGTAAGGACATCAAAGGTATCCTTTATCGAATCTCAAACACTTAATGACGTTGTGAAATCTTATTGTACAAGAGTAAACGAAGCAGCGAAATGGTATTTTGATATAGATTTCTTGGAACCATTACAGATCACCAAGTATGAGAAGGATGACAGATATGATTGGCATCAAGATGAGTCAGAGTGGTGTAGGAATAAAAGACCTAATGAAAAGATTCGTAAGATATCTTTCACTCTCTTATTAAATGAAGACTTTGAGGGTGGTGAGTTCATACTTATCAATCAAGAAATACCTCTCAAGGCAGGTCAAATGATCTTCTTCCAATCAGATGACTATCATCAAGTCAATCCTATTAAGGAGGGAGTTAGAAATTCTTTAGTCGGATGGATACAAGGACCAGCATGGAAGTAACTAAAACAAATGCTCTTGCAGATTTTCTAGGTATTAAAGTAGAAGAATCTACTAAAGTTTGTAGAAAGTGTGGCAGGGATCTACCTGTATCATCTTTTAGATGGAGAGGTGAAGGTACTGTAATGAAAAGAATTAATATTGATTGTAAAGAATGTGTCGCAGCAGATGATAAAATTAGAAGTAGACTTAAAAAGGATGCACCACCAATACCAGAGGTATGTGATTGTTGTGGACAATCACCTTTACAACCATATCGTTCCCAACATAAGAAATTATGTTTAGATCACAACCATAGAACTGGAGTGTTTCGTGGATGGATTTGTGATAGTTGTAATGTAGCATTATCTAGAGCAGGAGATACTACTGAGGGTGTTAAGAAATTGCTTCTATATCTTGAGGAACGACAATGAAACCAGTAAAACTAAATCCAGATCCAATACTATATGATAATAGGTTGGCACATCCTCGTACCGATTTCATTTACATGGAGGACATGGATGGGAAGGTAGTAGATGGTTTGATAGATTTCTATCACAATCAAGAGATCTTTACTGCATGGCAAGGTGAAACCATTGGTGACGATGGTGGTGGATTATATAACCCAGAGATCAAAGACTCAATGGACACAGCAGTGTTCGTTGGTATCAATGACCTTAGAGTATCGGACTTTGTAGGTGAACTTAATGCTGCAGCAAATAGATACGTTGATAGATTCCCTCTTGCTGCTAAGACTACAGTGTGGAAAGTAGAAGAGTTCTTTAACTTACAATACTATAAGCCTGGTGGTGGCTACCACCTATGGCATTGCGAACGTCAATCATCTTCACGAGCATCCACATACAGACATCTTGTATGGATGATCTATCTCAATGACGTTCCTGATGGTGGTACTGAGTGGTTCCATCAAGATCTTTATGTCCCTGCTAAGAAAGGTAGGGTAGTTATTTGGCCATCAGATTGGACACACCATCACAGAGGTAGGAAGTCAGACACCTCGGAGAAACTTATTGCAACAGGATGGTTCCACTTTACATAATGGGTACTTATGCTTACGATAGGTAGTCCTTATGGAGATTCGGTAACCACCACAACTAGGGCTTGACAGAAACTTTATCTTTCCTATATAATTATGTAACGTTTCTTAACAGAACTACACATGACTTCCTCAACTGCCAACAAGTATACAACTACTGAGTATGGCAAGCAGAATATGTTCGCAGCAGAACCTCCTATGGAGTATGTTGAGAACTATGATGGTTACTGGAAGAATGCTGAGAGAACCAATGGTCGCCTAGCGATGATCGGTTTGTTCGCAGCAGTCCATAACTACGCCATCTTCGGATGGATAATACCAGGTTTCGTATAGAAATCAAGGTCTCTTACACCCCTGCATTAACAGCAGGAACTTTCTAACCCTATTAATCAAAGAAAAGGAGTAACAAAATGACACCAGAAGCAGAAAAGTTTAACGGCTGGATGGCAATGATTGGATTTGTCGCAGCAACAGGTGCTTACATCACCACAGGACAAATCATTCCAGGTATATTCTAATGAACAACGAAAACATTTTCCTCAAAGCACAAGGACGTGCAGCAATGATGGGCATATGGTTCTTAGGACTATCCTATGCATTTACAGGCAATCTCATTCCAGGTATCTACTAATGGCACAAAACAATGACAAAACTACAGACAAGGTTGATTTCTCCATCGCTGAAAAGTGGAATGGTATTGCTGCTATCGTTGGTTGCGTTGCAGCCTTTGCTAGCTACAGCTTCACAGGTCAACTCATACCTGGTATAGTATGACCGACCTCGTAGCAGGTAGCAGTAATATTTCACCATTTTTTGCAGTCCTCTGGATGTTCTATCCCATGGCTGCATTAGTGATGATTGAGTTGATACTGCGTGCTATTAGGAATGACGATGACGATGATCAAGGTGGGGGTAAAGGTATCCGTATCCCACAATTACAGACGGTACCATCAGGTGCTTGACACAGAGTAGATATACCTATATACTTTGTTAAGTATTTCTACTCCAGTCATGCAACATTTAATTTTTATTGGTATAATAGGAACGTACATGTATTTTAATGTAGGTTCCTTTTTCTTTGCTTAATTATGATTGACTCTTATAGGTATGATTCTTCTGACCTGCTACAGCAAAGACAGTTTGCTCTTGCTGCAGTAGCATCACATAATAAGTCAGGAGTATGTAGAGAATCGTACGAGTTTTGCGACAAGGTAATCAAGACAGGTAAGATCGCTGAGATAATAGAGAGACACGCTGAAGGTGGTGATATGATGGCAGCATTCGG